CCTTTACTAAAGCGTTTAAAGAAGCTCAATGGCTTGACATAGAGATATCTAGGGAACTTAGAGGTGTCCTCGTAGACTTAGAGGAAAGAATCATTAAAACCATATGCGGAGGGACTTATGTAAGCATCACTGAGTTTGAAGAGTGGTATGAGAGTGGTGTTGAAGACGGAGTAGAACATGGCTATCATGACGGCTACGGTTTAGGTCATACAGAAGGTCATGAAGAAGGCTACGAGATGGGTCATGAAGATGGCTTCGATATGGGTCATGAAGAGGGCTACGATTTAGGTCATGAAGAGGGCTACGATTTAGGTCATATAGATGGCTATGAAGATGGCCAGGAAGAAGGCTACGATTTGGGCTACGAAGAAGGCCATGAAGAGGGCTTCGAAGAAGGTGCCGAAGAAAGTTTTAAAGATTAGTTAAGAGGAGTTACAATGAATAAATTAAACTTAATTGTTGAGGTTATTGACAACCCAGAGAAGTTAGCAGAGATTGCAAAAAGCATGAGCTATTCTGCTAGAAAGAAGGTCTGTAAAGAATTCGAAGATCCTTACAGCACCTTTAATATGAGTAGAAAACAAACATTAAACGAAGACTACTCAGATTACTTCTGGACTCGTTGGAACGTTGCAAATAGCAATTAATGGAGAATATCATGGATAGTACTAAGAAATGTAGCAAGTGTGGAGAAGTGAAGTCTGTAGGTGAAGGTGGCGCTTTCAATAAGCATGGCAAAAAGTCTGACGGCTCTATTAAGTGGCAATCATGGTGTAAGCCTTGTTTTAATAAAGATCGTTACAAAGGCACCGATAAACTTGAGGCACACCGAAAGGCAGTTTTGAAGTATAGTGCAAATAACCCACAAGTTCAGGGTCTTAACAGTGCTATACAGCGCTCAACACTATCTGAAGCTGAACTGCTTAAGGGTGCTACGAGGGACTTTGTTAGAGCAGAGACGCGCTTTGATTACCATCTACGCGACTTACTGACTGAAAAGACAGGTGTCCCTCACGAGTTAGACCATATTACCCCTTTAGCAAGGGGCGGTATTCACAGGTTAGAAAACCTACGCAGCATCCCTGCATCACTAAACCGAACCAAACGTAATCTACTAGATGCGGAATGGTTGGGATAACCGACAACTCAAAGGAGAAGATATGTTTATGATTAATGGATGGAAGTTAGTTAGCAAAGTAACAGGTGAATCAGTTAGTAAAGGAGACGAGATAGTGGACTTTCGTGGAAACGAGTCTGTGCTGAGAGGCGGTCAACCTCCTCAACACCCTGGTTCTACAGGACGAGTAACAGATACCGAAGGCAACCATGTATACCCAAGCGTATACTCTTTAAAGTGGGTGCGGATGAGTGAGTATTGTGATTGTGATAAATGTAATAGAGGAAAAAACAATATGAAAACTTCTGTTGATAACCAGTTAATCGACATTGCCGATCAAATCATCGACATTGTTGCCACTGTAGCTGACGTTGATCTTATTGAAAACAAGGAAGTTAGAGATGCTGAAACCGATGTTATTGATAGCCTTCACAACCTTCGCCATTGTGTTGCTCGTGCTCGTGATGTACCTTCTGACAATGCCGAACCTGAACTGCGAGGTAGGACTGAATTTGAACGCCGTATGATGGGTGAAATCATGGCTTGGTCCATAACCTATGAAAAGCCTCTCCTTGACACTAGCGAGATGGTTAAGCTATACTGGAAGGAAGTCTTTGGTTTAGACATGGGAGATTCTAAATGAAATCGGAGATCTATGAAAAGATTGCTTTGCAGTTCCTTACTGAAGAGCATAGGAACCGCCATCAACTCCAAGTGGGTATGCTTGAGGAAGCAAAAGAACTTGAGGAGGCCTTCACAGAAGGCAGCTACTTAGAGTGTCTCTATGAACTTGGAGACATGCTCTGGTACATCACGGTTATGGCAGAGTCTAGAGGCATTAGCCTTGGACAGATAATGAACTCTAACATTAATAAATTAGAAGAGAGAGCTTTAAATGGAAAAAAATAAAATAGTTATAAAGGTAGATGAAAACTGGGAGGTGTCCTGCTATGGTAAGGTAGAGGATTCTTCTAACTTTGGAATGGTCTTCGATGAGCAAGACCACGACATAATCTGGATTACTAGAGACCCTAGTAAGCTACCTGACTGGGAGTCTATTGTTAAAACTGGATACCTTACTGTGTTAAATACAGAGTGAAAGTTCTTGAGATCATTTCAGACACATCTTATTGAAAAGTAATGTAAAAAATAGGGTACGATAATGACCGTAGGGCATCCCCCCTGGGGGGGGGTTCCTTATGGGTCCCCTATATGAAGACCCTAAGTATTAGAAAGGAGCTATTATGACAATAGCTATTATAGATGGTGATGTTCTTCTTTATCAATCAATGTGGGGATGTGTTACTATAGAAGAAGGACAAGAGAAGTTTAAAGAAGTCTTTGATGACGCTATGGAGTCTATGTTTGCTACAGACTACGTTATGGCTTTAGGTGGACCTGATAACTTTAGACTTGATATTTTTCCTGATTATAAAGGAAACAGAAAGAAAGTTAAAGACTCAAGACCTAGCTGGTTTGGTGATTTAAAGTCTTGGATTATAGACAACTACCCAGGTTCTATTCTTTCAGACAATTGTGAAGCAGACGATATGGTTCGTGTATGGGCTACACAGTGTAAAGATTCAAACATTGACTTTATTGTTTGTTCTGTTGATAAAGACTTGAATTGTATAGTAGGTCCTCACTACAATCCTCGTACCAGACAGATTCTTAACATCTCTGATAACTATGCAGAGCGTTTTTACTGGGAGCAAATACTAACAGGAGACAGTACAGATAACATTCCAGGCATCTATAGGTGTGGACCTGTAAAGGCTAAGAAGATACTTGAAAATGCTTTTACTCGTAAAGAGTTGCAATCTGCTGTTTGTGTAGCTTACAAGGATTCTTATCAAGAACACGGCTACAGCCACCTTATAAGCAATTCACGACTTATACACATATGGCGTTATATTGATGACTACTTCAAGATTACTCGTGAGTTTTATGATGATGCCATCAAAGAATAACACAGGCCACTGGTCTTCTTACAAGCCCTTTAACCCCTCTGAACACTTTGGTTTCTTATACTGCATACACAATAAAGAACATAAACGATTTTACTTAGGTAAAAAGCAGTTCTTTCACGGTGGCAAAAAGAAATCAAGAACTTACGGGAAAGAAATGGCTTGGAGGACTTACCAAGGATCCTCTGTTCATGTTAAAAATGACATTGAACAATTAGGCGCTGATAAATTTGATTTTGAAATAATAGACCTTTACCAAACTAAAGGAGGTTTGTACTACAGTGAAGCTTTTCTGCAAATGTTAACGGATTCTATGATCTGGCATTGTGACAAAGGAGTGCCTAAGTCTTACAATAGACAGATAGCAGCTATAAGGTTTGTTCCAAAGGAGATACCCACTGATAGAACAAGAGACTATGCTAAAGAAATAAAGAGAAGATACAAATAACCCAACAGGAGCGTATTATGTTAAACAATATCAAAGAATCAATCTTAGAAGCTTGGAGCTATTTATGCAAGGGAGAGTTATCTGAGTTAATTATTATAGTAGGTGAAGACAGTTATTCTAATGCCTTAACTCTAAGAGAAGCTATGATTAAAGAGTATAGAATGGACATTAGGGTTATAACAGAGGAGTCTTTATTTAACTCGCCAGGGTATGAAGGAGAACCCTTTGCAATGGAGAAGGACGGAATGACCCTTCTTTCTATCTATGACGGTAACTGGTTTGTTAAACCTTCTGTTGAGGAGGCTTACCTTACCTTTACGTTAATGAACTAATACAGGAGTTACAAAATGAGAAGAATTCCCTTTATCAGCGGTGATGAGCAAGACGCTCTGACCAAGGCAAAGAAATATCTTACTTGGAGACCTGGAGAAAGAAAAAAGTTAAAGAGAGCGTATAATAAAAGGTTTAGAAAATTAAGTCATCAGCAGGAAGTACTGCTTCTGAAGGAGAAATATTGTGGGCAACATCGTCCAGAAAGATCAACCCTGCGAGAAGTGTGGGGGTTCTGATCCAAAACAAGTCTATGAGGATGGTTCGGGGTACTGCTTTAGCTGTTCCTCTTACTTTCCTTCAAGTAATCAAGAAGTATTCGAGGAGGTGTCTTTTCAGACTATGAACAAAGATAACCAGCTGGAAGAAATCTCTGAGTATCCCTGTCGAGGATTTAAAGAGAGAAATATATTTAAACAAGTGAGTGAACATTATGGCGTTAAGGTTTCTTATGATAGTGATGGAAGCATTGCTGCCCATTATTATCCATACTATATGGAGGATGTACTTTCAGGATATAAAGTACGAAAACTACCAAAAGAATTCTCTAGCGTAGGGAAGGTTCGTGGGGGCCTCTTCGGTCAGAACCTTTATTCAGGCGGTAAGAGATTAGTAATCACGGAAGGTGAGCTAGACTGTATGGCTGTTCAGGCAGCTTGGTATAACAAGTATAAAACCTTCTACCCTGTTGTATCTATCCGTAGTGCTTCTTCTATTAAAGACTTAATTGAGGAACGAGAGTGGATACGTAACTTTGACGAGGTAATTGTCTGGTTTGATAACGATGAGGCTGGTAGGAAAGCATCCCAGGAGGCTGCTCGTATTATCGGCTATGATAAGGTTAAACTTGCTAAGTCAGCAGAGAAGGATGCATCAGAGTTATGGGTTAAGGACCCCACTAAGGTCTTAAAGACTGTTTATGACTCTATCCCCTACACACCAGCAGGCATCTTAACAGCGGATGACCTGTGGGAACAACTGGAAGACTACAATAAGATTGAGTCTGTTCCTTACCCTCCTTGTATGGCGGGTCTGAACGATAAGCTCAAAGGAATGAGATTCGGAGAGATAACTCTCTGGACTTCTGGTACTGGCTCGGGTAAGTCTACCTTGCTAAGAGAAATAGCCTTACACTTAATTGAAACAACAGAGGATAAGGTTGGTGTTATCTCTTTAGAGGAATCACCAGCAGAGACCGCTAGGAAGATGGCAGGTATGGCCCTTAACAGGAACCCCGCTGCTGAAGAAATACCTATTGACGAGCTTAAGGTAGGCTTTGACAAGGTGTTTAGAACTAACAGAGTGCAGGTGCTTGATCATCAAGGCTCTATCTCTGATGGCTCTATCATCGATTATCTGGAATATATGTGTCTGTCAGGAGCTAAGTATCTCTTTATAGACCACATCACTATTCTTGCCTCTGAGGGGGCTGAAGGTCTTACAGGTAATGAAGCTACAGACCTTATAATGAATCAGCTGTTAAAGGTCGCTAAGAAGCATAACGTGTGGATTGGCCTTATTTCTCACCTACGTAAGACTGGTGAGGGTAGAAGCTTTGAAGATGGTAAGTTACCCGCAATGGATGATATTAGGGGTTCTGGCTCTATTAAACAGATTTCCTGTGATATTATTGCTTTTGCTCGTAACGTCTCTGCTGAGAACTCTAATGAGAGAAATACAATAAGTACTAAAGTTCTTAAGTGCCGTTATACAGGTTTAACAGGCCCAACTGGACCCATATTTTATGAGTATGATACAGGGCGTTTAAGACAAGCTGAAGCGTTTGATGAGGAGGTAATGAAACTATGATGGAAGAAGACGAAGACGAAGACATGAGCAGAGAAGCAGAAGTTAATGGAGTGCTGACTTCTATACTCTTGCAGCTTTTAAGCAACAGACCAAAGACAGAGGATAAGAAACTTGCCCCTGAGATAGAAGAGTTTCTTGAGCACTTTGTTGGTGAGTTTGCTGATATGCCTGAAAAGGGTAAAAATGAAATATACTTCTGGGCTAATACGGTCCTTAAACGAGAAGAACACAAAAAACTTTATCACTAGGAGATAAACATGAAAAATAACGTTTCTGACTATTTTAATAACTTTGTTATGAAGGTCATTAAAAACAAAAAACACCTTGAAGTTTTCTTAAAAGCATCAAGTATGGATGAAGACATGAAAGCAGCTCTTATCGATATGTGGGAGGATAACCACAAAGAAGAAGAAGTCTCTAAAAACGTTAAAGTGTTGGAGGGTAGTGTAGTAACAGAAGAGCCTACTCCTGACTCAGAAAAAGCTCCCATCCAAAAGAAAGCTCGTAATAAACGCAATAAATCAGGGGAGCAGTTGACAGAGCTTTCGGGAATTGCTGTGCTTGCAGACGATACTAAAACTCAGGAGTAACTTTCTATGGACAACTATAAAACTTTTATTCACAAATCTAGATACGCTAGGTTTTTAGAGGACTTAGGTCGTCGTGAAACTTGGAGTGAGACAGTAGAAAGAGTTATTAGTTTCTGGAAAGAGCGAGTCAGTAATAACATTATTAGTGATGCAGACTTTCAAGACCTTTATGATGCTATCTATAACCACGAGGTTATGCCCTCAATGAGAGCAATGTGGAGTGCTGGTAAGGCACTTGATCAGAACAACTTTAGAGGCTATAACTGTAGTTTTACAGCTGTTGACCATATTAGGTGTTTTGATGAAATACTGTATATCCTTATGGCAGGAACAGGTGTCGGGTTCTCCGCTGAAAGCAAATACGTAAATAAACTGCCTATTATTAATGATAACTTTACTATAACAGACCGTGTTATCTCTATTGAGGATAGTGCTGAAGGATGGGCCAAAGGTCTACGTAAGCTTATTGCTGAGTTGTACTTAGGTAATGAGCATAACTGGGATTACTCTAAAATACGTCCAGAGGGTGCTAGACTAAAGACTATGGGTGGTCGTGCTTCTGGTCCAGACCCCCTTAAGGAACTCTTTGCTTTTGTAACAATGAAGTTTAAACTGGCTGCTGGTCGTAAGCTTACTTCTCTTGAAGTACACGACATTGTATGCAAGATTGCTGAAGTTGTTGTTGTTGGAGGAGTTAGACGTTCTGCCTTAATTAGCTTAAGCGACTTGGGAGACCCTGAAGTAAGAGATTGTAAGTCAGGTCGTTGGTGGGAAACTGCCGCACATCGTGCTTTGGCTAATAACTCCGCTGTCTATGACGCTAAGCCCTCTATGGCTGTATTCATGGATGAGTGGATTGCCTTAATGAAGTCAGGTTCTGGTGAACGTGGCATCTACAACAGAGGCGGCGCTCGTGCAATGGCACCTGATAGGCGTGAAGGCGACTCTATTGTGGGCTGTAACCCTTGCGCTGAGATACAGCTACGCAGTGGACAACTATGTAACTTAACAGAGGTAGTTGCTCGTCAGGGTGACACAGAAAAGGACTTACTACGTAAGGTTAAACTAGCCACTATACTAGGTACTCTGCAGGCTTCCTTGACAGACTTTAAGTATGTTCGTAAGGTATGGCATAAGAACTGTGAGGAGGAAGCCCTCTTGGGTGTATCTTTAACAGGTATCCAAGACTGTGAACTACTACAGAAACCAAAAGCAGACTTACTATCAACCCTTAAATGTGAGGCACAGAGAATCAATGAGCATTATTCAAACATTCTTGGTATTAATGCGGCTACCGCTATTACAACAATCAAGCCGTCAGGAACCGTATCACAACTCGTAGATAGTGCTTCTGGAATACATGGTCGTTTCTCTGAATACTACATACGAGCAGTACGACAGGCTAACAATGACCCACTAACAACCTTCTTGAAAGACCAAGGGGTTCCTAACGAAGAAGACGTTATGAATCCAGCTAAAACAACTGTTTTCTATTTTCCAATAAAGTCTCCTAAAGGGGCGGTGTTGGCTAATGAGCAGGGAGCTATTCAACAGTTAGAGAATTGGAAAACTTTCCAGCAGTACTGGTCAGAACATTCTGTCTCTGTCACTGTGTATGTGAAGGAAGAAGAATGGATGGAAGTAGGTGCTTGGGTATACGAGAACTTCTCTTACCTAACAGGAGTATCCTTTCTGCCTTACTCTGAGCATACCTATGCCCAGGCTCCTTATACGCCTTGTACAGAGCAAGAATATATTAAGGCTGTATACGCTATGCCTGATGTTGACTTTTCTTTGTTGTCTAACTATGAGCAAGAGGATAACACAGAGGGTAGCCAGACTTTGGCTTGTAGTGGAGTAGGAGGTTGTGAGATATGAAACCAAACACTATTCTTACGGATGGTGTCACTCAGATGACCTATTCTAAGTGGGTTAAAAAAGATGGAACAGAAGCGATAAATTATAGAATATCGCTCGGAGTATTAAAAGTATTAAAAATCAAAGAGGAAATATAATGCCACGTATAACATTATTAGATGAAGTAGAAGATGCAACCGTAACCTTTATATCAAACGGTTATACACTAGAATACAGTGGAGATGACCCTGAAGCAGAAGAAGATAGTTTCTCTCGTAAAACTCGTAGGTACTTCTTTGAAGACATGGATGAGCTACTGGAATCTTTAGATAAACTTATGACTGAAAGTATTTCAGAAGGAAATATAACAATAGAAAGTCCAAGGAACCACCCTATTATTCCTAGAACTTTAACAGAGTTTAACGCTGTTGTTGTTAAGTTCTTTGATAATGGTTATGTCTTAGAGTACTCTGGACGGGATGAGAA